TATTCCAGAAGAACTTGATGAGATTAATTTAATTAGTGCAGACGGTAAGGGTGGTTTTTTAAAATTTGCAGAAGAAAGAAATATGATCGTGGATAGAGATACTATTCTAACCATGATTAACAGAGCACCTATTAACAATGTTAATGTATTTAGATTTAGAACAAGAGGTGCTCCAGAAAACGAGTTTACAGAAATAGCTGATGAGTTAAGAAATTTAGCTGGTGGCGTTCAAGGAGAAGATGCAGGCAGAGTTATAGACGCGGCTAATAAAGCTGCAGGCACGTTATCAAGAATGGCTTCAACAGCATTTAAAAGTAATAGCACATTATCAAGAGATTCAATTAGTGACGTTCAAAAACAGATATTAGAAATGGGTAAAAATTTACCCGAAGCTAATCAAGGTCCTTTTAGAGAGATCTATAAAAAATTTAATCAGAAAGTTTTTAACTATGATAAATTAGGTGCAAATGTTCCTGATGAGTTTATATCATCAGGAAATAATCCAAACGGTTTCACATCATCAAATAGAAATTACTTTCCAAAATACAAAGATTCTACAGGCAGGGGATATATTATGAGTGGAGGAGAGAACTATACAGAGGATGTTATTTATTTTAAAGGTAGAGTTCCTAATACAAAGTCAGGTCAGTTTTCATATTCATCAGGTCCTCATTATATGAATAATGAGATTGGATTTGTAAGATACGATGATTTACCTAATCCTAAACTTGGACAGAATGCGAGACATATAAGAATATCTGAATTACAAACAGATCTTCATTCTCCTCAGTTTGATATAAACCAAAGAGCGGATTATTTTAAAAAGAAAATAAATCCTTTTAACACAAACATACAAGCAGACATTCTTAAAAAAGAAAGAACAAATCTATTAGAATCATTAGCTCCTTATAGAGAACTGGGTAGAGGAGCATTAACAAGATCTCAGGAACAAGAAGTTGCTAGATTAACCTACAAATTAAATCAATTAGATAGACAAGCTGTATCTCAATTAAGTACAACTTCTGACGTATACTCCACAACAGCTGGTCCTTTATCAAGATCGTATGCAGATTTTGCTATTAAGAATATTTTAAGAGATATGGCTGAGCGTAGAATTAACGCTGTATCTATTGTACCTAGTGCAATGAACAAAGGTGTGAAGATGCCTAACCCAGGTCAGATTGGAGATGAGCTTAACTATGGTTTGATGAATGGTAAAGCAGTTAGAAAAACTGCTGATGGTAAAATAAAGGAATCTTCCGAACTTGCAGTAAATCCAAAAATATTAAGAAAGATTGCTAAACAATATGGTGCTAAGTTTGAACAATTTGATATGCCAAAAAGCAATCCTAACAAAGAATTTAAAATTATCAGAACATATAGATCTTCTGACAATCAAGAATTTGGCAGAATGGCTAGAGACGGAAGAGCGGCTTACGATAGAAAAATAGGAGATGTTTTTGAATACGATGATCACATAGCTGCAGCTAGAACTGAGAGAGAAGCAGATGATTTATTAGAGGCTATTCTTTATCAATTAGGTGACAATAGAAGCGATTTTAAAATTGTTAGAATGATTCCTACAAATCCTGATAATTACATAAAAGTTCCTACACTTATTGCAGATAGCCAAGTGTTAGATAAATTTTTATTGCCTATGAAGGCTTACATGAAGACTGGTGGTTTGGTTAATAGCACTAACATTTTTAAGTCCCTAATATAGATTTCTCACACAAAATGCTTTACACTCTCTAGAATAACCTATAGGAGAGTAAAATGTCAAAATTAAAAAAAGCATTAAAAAAAGTCGGCAAAGCTGCTGTAGCTGGAGCTGCTCTGTATGGTGCATCTAAAATGTTTGGTAAAAAACCAATAACAAAGGGTATGGACGCTTTTACGAAAAAGGGTATATCCTTAGCTACAGGTGATGCACGTGCAGCAGAAGCAATTGCAAAAGCAGACAGACTTAGAAAAAAATCCATGATCTT